AGATTCCACTCTTAATAGTATTGGTGATTATGCGTTCAATCGCGCAACAAGTTTGATATCGATAACAATTCCAAATTCTGTTACTGAAATTGGTGATGGTGCGTTCCAAGATACTGATGCGTTGACAACAATAATAATTGACCAAGAAGATTCCACTCTTAATAGTATTGGTGATTATGCGTTCAATCGCGCAACAAGTTTGATATCGATAACAATTCCAAATTCTGTTACTGAAATTGGTGATGGTGCGTTCCAATATGCCGCAAATTTGTCATTGATAACAATACACGATTCTGCTACCATTGGTGTAAATGCGTTTGATGACATATCACAAGAACCGCTGATATATCTTATACCCCAATATGTTACATTCGAAGACTTCAAGTTGACATTTAATGGCAGTACAAATATTAGTAATATTACATATATTGATCTAATGATTCCTACTACAAGAATCATTTCTACAAATAATGATGTATTTGAAATTAACATTACTGGTGAACTCACTATGAGCAGTTATGGTTCATATATTCGTGTCGGGAATATAGCAAAACTAATAATTGGAAGAAATGTAACCAGTATTGGTACAGATGCGTTCAGTAGATCGACAAATTTGACTTCTGTTAGTATTCCTGATAGTGTAACCTATATTGGATACTCTTCGTTCTATCTTTGTGGTTTGACTTCTCTTACTATTCCTGATAGTGTCACAACTATTCAAGGTGGCGCGTTCACCGGTGCACCATTAACTTCTGTTACTTTTGGTAGAAACTCCAAACTAACTCTTCTTGGTGAGACGGTGTTTAAGTCTACGAAAATTACTACCATTACTGTTCCTAATGGTGTCAGAACTCTCCAACGTGATATTTTTCGAGATACGCCTTTGTCATCAATTGGACTGCCGATTTCTCTTACCAGTATTGGTGCGACTGCGTTCCAAGATTGTAAACAATTGGAATCTATAATATTCCCTGATTCTTTGACCCGCATTGGTGTCCACGCGTTCCGAAACGCGTATGCGTTAACATATATAACAATCCCTGATTCTGTTACACTTGACTACTTGGCATTCAGAAGAATATCACCAGTTTCTGTTGTATATGTTCTTGATGTATCTCCGATGAGGATATTTGACGATTTTACGACATATTTTGATGGAACTCACACTCGCGGTGATAGTCTAAAATATGTTGATGTGGGGAATATAAATATAAATGATTCTATATTTACTGACCATAGTGGTAATGCATATCACGTTGGCATTATTGGTGAACTCACGGAGTCGAGTTATGAGACTCATATCAGTAAGTCGAATATAGCACAAGTAGTAGTTGGGTCAAATGTAACCAGTATTGGTGACAATGCGTTCAATGAAGCTACAGCTTTAAAATATATAGCAATACCTAATTCTGTTACAAGTATTGGCGACAGTGCATTCCGTGGAGCTACCCTTTTGAGAACCGTTAACATTAGTCAGGCTTATTCTACTCTTAATAGTATTGGTAATTATGCGTTCTATAATGCGACAGCGTTAATATCGATAGATATCCCAAATTCTGTAACCAGTATTGGCGACAGTGCATTTAGTGGAGCTGGTGTGAGAGTCGTTAACATTAGTCAGACTAATTACAGTCTTAACATTATTGGTGCTTCTGCGTTCGATAGTACGAATTTGTCCTCACTATATATCCCAGTTTCTGTTACTGAAATTGGTGACAATGCATTCAGAGATTGTACACGTTTGACATCAATAACAACCCCTGATTCTGTTACTATTGGTGACCACGCGTTTGATGATATATCAGCACTCCCAACTGTATATGTTATGGATGTATCACGTACTATTACATTTGTAGAATTCCAATCTATATTTAATGACAGTACAAATATTAGTAATATTACCTATTACGATACTACTCATTAACCTTAAATTAAATGTTCAATTGAACTACTCAAATAAATATTATAAATATCTTATCTATATCTATTATATTATATCGAACTACGTAGTGGATGACGTTCATTAAGAAACAAATAAAGAGATATAAGGACATTGAGGACAAATTAGAAAAGTCATCAAAGCGCGCACAAGATAATGTGAATGCATCCATAGAAAATGCTCAACGCGATATTGAAATACAGAATTACTACATTGGAAGATTTAATGCATATGGTGACTTTTTACGTGTATTTAGCATATTCTTTGGATTTCTTTTGATATTCTACGGAACATCGTTTAATATTATCCCTAGTGGCATAAGAAATATTATTGTGACTCTTTATTGTATTGCTGTTCTTATATATCTTACATATCGATTTACGGATCTAAGTCGTCGAAATAATAGATACTTTAATAAATATAGACAAACAACGTCGCCTGACAACATAGTCGATGGGAGTATAGATAATAACTCTATCTCCGAACCAGACAATACTGATATATCACAAGACCCAACTGATGGCAATGGATGTGTTGGCGACGAATGCTGTCCTGATGGCTATGGATATACATATGATAGTGTTCAAAACAAATGTGTAAAATCTAAGTAAGATCTACCCGATGATTATTGGATATTTTTATTGCATGGATATTATATACACCGCTGCAAATGACTACAAATGATAGTGAAATCAATATTTCAGATACAACATTGGATGATCTGAAAACGAATTACTATGCTTCACTAAAATCGGCATTTCAACTTGTTTCGTCTACGAGTTTACCAACTACATATTATAGTCAAATTATAGAAGAAACGCGGTTAAAGGGTAAGCAGTTCACAGACTTTCTCACAAATCAAAACGACCTTCTAGTAAAACAATACACAACAGTGTATGAGATACTAGCAAGTAAAAATAAATATTTGGGTAAAATTGGTAAGGTAAACTTAAGCAAATCAAGGTCTGGTAAGAAACACGGTAGACAGGATGATAATGCCAGCTCGCCGCAAGATGTAGCAAAGCGTGAAAGTTATTATTACAGCCAAGAATTGCACGCAAGAAATGCTTGGCTTTATCTGCTATTTTTTTTATATGTTTTAGTTTTTTGCGTATTTTTTATTAGTATATTAAGTAAGCGCGCTCTTTATAGTCTTCAAAAACGTATTGCGATGATTGTATGTTTCCTAAGCATACCATATGTTTCGTATCATTATATCATTCCCGTATTTATACGCGGTAAAAACATTATAACTACAACCCTTCCTCCTGATGTTTACTTATAAACATCTTATTAAAAATATATAATTATTCAATCCAATCAATAATTATATGTTATATATTTGCCTTACATATAGGATGACTAAAATGCTCCCATTTCAGCTTCGTCTTCTTCATCGTCTTCGTACTGGATGGTCACGTTTTTCCAACCACGATTTGTATATTTACCAAATTTAGCGTCCATGGCATCGTACAATTCGGTTATTTTAGGAGGGCGTTTTCCATATGTATCGCGATACCATAACGGAAACTCTGTCTGAAGTTCGCCTTTCTTCACCTTTTTTCCCTCGTTGGCTACAACGCGCTCTGTAATAAATGCGCTAAGGTGGTCCTCTTGTTGTCTATACGCGTCACTTGATGCAATCACTGCGTCACAAGGAACAATAATACCCATATTTTCTTTTGCCAATTCAACTAACATTGACATCATAATGCGAGGCCATATTTTAGATTTAATTTTAGAGTCTTCAATCGACTTATCGACGACGAACATGTTAAACCCTTTTATATCATCTGGTGAATCAGATGCGTTGTAGTCCTTTAATTCTTTAAACGAAGAAGTATGGTCTATCTTATTAATACGACGCCACGTACCGTTATCATTCGAGTTAACTTGATATAAGTTATTTGTACAAACCATTGGAGTAAATTTTGGAATGAAAGAAACCGTATCGCCATATAACTTTCTGCCTGTAATCATATCCGTTCCACCAGTAAGCTCTTTCATTACGCCATCATTTATGGTTTGATTCTTAGAAGGTTCATTTACAATCGCAAGTCGTGTACCCATAAGTGACATTATTTCAGGTGTCGCACTACCAATTCCCTGACGTTTATTCACAAGATATGATTCAACCAACTGACCACAGTATTCGCCCATCATGTTTTGGAGAATACTCGTAATCATTGATTTACCATTCGAACCTTTCCCAATGAACATGTACATTTTTTGATTAATGTTACCCCCAATCAAGAATGTAGAAAGCAATGCCCACATAAATGTTCGCAAATCCTTATCGGAGTATAATTGCTCCATAAATATTTCCAGTTCGCGTTTTACCTCTGAATGGTGAGATAGCACGTCATTGTATGGAATATAATCGATATTTGTTGATTTTGTAATATAATCTTCTGGATGCCCATTTCTGAATTCCTTATTCTTAAAATCGTACACTCCATTTTTAAAACATAACAGATAGTCATTTGTGTCCATTCTTTTGTAAAAATCTTTGTCGTAGAACAACAATTTTGCCTCTTTGAAAATATTCGCTTTATGTGTATGACTACGAAGACGCTGACATAGATTTGTCAAATCTAATACCTTCTTTTCGATTGCTTTATATTCAGGTTCATCTCTATCAGTTACTTGCATAGTATTAACAGAGTCAAACATACGCACTTGATAGATATTGTGAATTTCCTCTGAAAGATTTTTTAGCAGATTAACACCAGCTTCCAACTCAACCCATCGATGACCATTATATTCGTACCAAATGTTTTTGTTGTAACTTACATTAACGTAATTATCCTTGAACCAAATATATAGCACCATTGCTAGGTCGTAATCTTGACCTTTATTCTTTATTGACTGGTCAATGTAGTGGTCTAAACTACTATCGCGTATTTTTTTATATTCATTTACTCCACCAGATTTAGAAACTTCATCCCAATGTTGTTTTGCCCAATAAGTAATTGAACGACTTGAAAGGCAATGTAATCCTGTGTCAAATCGTCTCCATTTTTCATAATAAGTTGGAATATCACTACAACTGAATTTGTCTGATTTTGCACTGAACGCCATCCATGTTAAGAACAGCTTATCACTTGTATTTCTTAAAGCCATTCCTGTCTTCAACCATAACTCGTAATTTTCGCTATATTCGTCTGGCAAAATCATTGTGTAATCATGTGTTTCTTTTACGATATAATTATTGTATTTAGCCTTTTCTCTTTCAACAAGACGGTTGACAAGATTAAACAACTGCTCTTTTGTGCAAATATTTTGAATTGAAATTACTTCGTCATCGTCAATAACGCGGATATTGTTATTGGGTCGCCGCTTTGAACCAGTGTCAGATATGAGCATACTGGCAACACTTTCCTTTAGAATGAGTCGAACGTGTTTTTCATATTGAGCAGACATTTTCGTGAAGTTTTCTACATTATTCGTGAATGATTCGTGGTCCTCGGTTTGAATACCGAATGGGTCGCTAGGATTTTCACTGCTATAGAATACGTTATATAGCTTTGTAAGACGATATACTTCATTTCCAGGCTTGCAAGAACCATAAACCATCCAATTGGTTGAACCAGATGTAATTGACATGTCTAGAATATCATCCCATTCATTATCTAATGGAATATCATCAAATAACAATGCTACATCTTTTTTTACATCTTCGCGCAATGCAATTTGATGGGCGTGAGACATTTGAAGACCAATGACAATGTGTAAACCGTCTTTAATTTTTTGTGTACCATCACTGTTTGTAATAATGTTGATATTTGGTTTCTGCATAACATAAATAGGAAAAGGAGCATCCTCTGAAAACTCGAAATATTTTTGCAGTTTTTCAAGGTAAAGAGATACAAGTGAAATGATATGTTCCTCGTTTATCAAACGTTTCGTTGTTCCTTGTGGATGTTTAAAGTCGAAATCGAGAAGAATTGGACCAAATACATTTACGTCAGTCTTAGTACTTTGAATTTGACTTTCTGTCAAAAATTCCTTGTTTCCATTCAAGAATACGTGTTCGTGATATAATCTATAGAATTTATCTAAATCCGCACCAACAATATAATAAGCTCCCCCTTTTACACTGTATTTATCGTCTCGTATTCGCGTATGAGTGTGTTGGATACGAGAATCCTTGTCTTTTTTGTATGTATGTTCTTTCAGAAATTGTTGCAGTGGCGAAGACCGACTCATCTGAGTAGAATAGTATATGTGTATAATATAAATTACAAGCTTCATTTTAAATCAATTTTTTTATTAACTCAACCGCTCTCAATAATATTTTCCCTACGCACTTTACAACACGGTTTACTTGCGACTGTTTCCATAATAAACATTCTTGAGAGTCGGTTTTACAATATAACCACTTATCAAAACGATATAATAACTATCACATATGAATAAGTAAATATATACAAACATGAGTAATGAGATTATTGCCCCGTCATGTGCAAGGCGATTAATTAAAGATATTCGGTCACTCGTGAAGGACCCTCTCGAGAGCGAAAATATATATTATCTTCACGATGATGATAATATGCTGAAGGGATATGCTATGATTATAGGACCACCTGGTTCACTGTATCAGAATGGAGCTTATTTTTTTGAGTTAGAATATCCGCCAGATTACCCATTTGCACCACCAGTTGTGACGATGTATAATTTATTAGAAGATAATATCCGTTATCATCCTAATATGTACCGCACTGGCAAAGTGTGTATATCTATATTGAATACGTGGCGTGGAGAAAAATGGACGTCTTGTCAAAGTATCCGGTCAGTCCTACTTACTATGTGTATGTTACTAGATGACAAACCACTATTACACGAGCCGGGAATAACTGAAAAACACCACGATTTTGAGAAATATAATAAAATAATAGAATTTAAAAATTTAGATGTACATTGTTTGCAGCTTGCTTACGATAAAATTAAATTAAAACCTTGTTTTGTGCCATTTTTATCTAGATTTAAACAATATGTAGAGAAACATAAAATGGAAATTAAAGATAGATTAACAAAATTGGCAGATATGAACGAATGTTCTAATATTACAACGATTGTCTACAATATGAAGAACGTTGAAGTTAATTATGATAAACTTATTACTTTCTTATCAAATTAGATAAAAAATTGAAATAATTTAATAAATCAATACTATATAATATATAATAAATTATAGTAATGAAGTTCTGTTCTACTTGTGAAAATATGTACTATATTCAAATTAGTGACGACGACCAAGCAGATACATTAAGCTATTACTGTCGAAAGTGTGGCAATAAAGATAATGTTGATGAAAATGAAAGTATTTGCATTTCATCGTATGATAATAATACGAATGTTGGTATTTCAAACTCAATAAACAGATTTACCAAGTATGACCCTACATTACCACGCCACTATAATATCAAATGTCCCAATGACAACTGCTTAACGAATGAAGCCAAAGACGGAGATGAACATATTAAAAGTGCGGAGGTATTGTATGTTCGATATAATGAAACTGATATGAAATACATTTACATGTGTACTACGTGTGACACGTCGTGGAGGAGTGATATCGATAAACATTAAATTTACACACTTATTGTTCGCTTTCGATAAAACTATTAGGGATCATATTTATACTCGTTGTTTCAATTGAGTCGGCAGAACTTATATTTTGTTCATTGCCACTGTTAAAAAATATTTTATTCAACTCTGTTTTCATAACATCTACATTTTCTGGTTTTGTACTTTTTTCTGATTCTGTTATAATAGTGTTTGAAGAATTTTGTTGATTTTGTCTAGTTCGATGTTGTATATTATTATCCATTTCATACGTTGGGCGGAAAGTTTGGAATGTTCTAATACCTTCATTTCCTACAATGTTTATTAATTTATCTATCATTAGAATGATACTTATCGATAGTATCACTACAATTATATAATAGAGCATGTGTTCCTATTATAGAATTTTATATATTTATTCAAGTAAAAACGAGATGAACTTATTTATGTCCTCCTTTATAAAGATGTTATCCAAGTCTGCCGAACTATATGCCGCATAGTTATCATTCAATTGAAAATAAAAATCTTTTACAATCCCATTCATATCTTCTTCAATCACAAGAACCAGTGGGGATTTATTACGTAGTTTGTAACGGGTTGCTATCTTGGTTTCTTGTATATGCTTATGAGGAATGTGTGAAACTTGCGTTTGGTCCTTTTTTATAATGGTTTTGTCTAATATAAATGTCATATCGTCAATATAGTTCTCAAGATATTCTATATCACCATCTTCGTATATTAAACGATTCATCTTTACTCCATTCTCAATACGATAAACCCCTTGGTCACAAACCAACTCATATATTGTTGTGATATCAACAATATAGTCTTTGAGGATACGAACAATCTTTTCGCCTTTCGGTTTACTTAATATTATTGTATTATCATCTATGTATAGTTTCATTTGATATATACATATTGAACAAACTATTTAAACCAATATTGAATTATACTTCTAATGGTCTCTATTGTTATTGTAGACAAACAAGGTTGTTTGAAAAATGTAAAGGTTAAGGATGTGACTACGCAGAGCTTGGCGAAAAAATGTAATTTCAAAAACGCAGACGATTTTGCGGAGATGTGTATTTGGGATATGTCTGATAGAGATATAAAGATTCATTTGTTTGCAAAGCTGTTTGGCAGAGCGAATTGTGAAAATAAATATGATTTTCCTCCTCCTGTCGACGAAATGTTATTTTTTGGTTCTTGTGCGTTAGTCAAATATGATACAAAGAATGGTTCCTGGTCTGATTTAGACGTCAGTGAATGGAAAAGTATTTATGAAGACCTGTTTGGTGGATTTGAAGACCTCGGAAGTGAAACGTCATCTGAGGATGAGCTTGAAAATGTACCAGATGAGTATAAAACCGAAGATGGGTATCTTATTGATGATTTTGTGGTTAATGACAATGATGAGATTGCAGTACATCCAGATGGAGGAACTGAGTCTGATGAATATTGCGACGAAATTAGCGATGATAATAACAATGACGAACTTTTCGAGGATGACTTTATATTTAGCGATGAAGAAATCTAATATTCAACAGTATAAATAAAATTATACACCAGAACAAGTTAAACTATACAACCGACGAGCATATTTACGAAGAAAATAAAAACTTAAAAAGGAAATGTTGATAAATAAAAAATGGGAACAGATTAAATCATAGTTAAGGTTAATAAGTTGTTATCATGGTCAGGACCTGGGCAAGTCAAGAATGGCATTACATTCGACATTATGTTTCTTGTCAATACGTCGCTAGTCAGGTATTTTTTTATTCCTCTATTAATAGCTAGTCGTGCCTTCTCATTTCGCATCAAAGCCATGTCATAAAAGTTCTTCCAGAGAACAATGAATTTTTCCATCGTGCTGAATTGCATTGTAATTTGTCTCGGTGTCAACCACCTCGTGTTAAATGTGGTAATTTTTTCGCGATCTTCAAATTTCTGTGTTGTTTTTTTAAAAACGACGCTCATAAACTTGACAAATTCGCTCGACGAAAGAATATTCTCTAGATGTTTAAAGTTTCGAATGATGTATAAGAAGAAGCCTCTATTCCACGAACCCAAAGCCATTGCGTTCATACCTGACCACGCTCCTGAAGAGTGGAATTTTTTTGTATTAAAGATTCTGGTCTGATTTTTGAAGCGAAATTTTCGCATTACGAACTTTTCGAAATCTTCACGAGTAGGTTTAGTCATTGTGTTGTATTTATCTTTTCTACTTGTAGCGGAAAATATAATCAATTTTGCTGTGTGAACTTAAATGTCCGAAGGTGCAAATGATTTAATTTCTGCTACGGGTATGAAATTACCAAACTTTGAATTAATTTTTTCGTATTTTTTGTGTGGACTTAAACCTTCAAATGTGTAAATAGATTCTTTCTTGATAAAATTGATTTAAATGACATGTTTTATAATGATATATAAAACAAGTCATTATTGACCAAATATGAGAATTGTATCCAACTCTAAAACTTTCCGTACCAGTATCACTGTTGAACTTCACAAACATATTGTTGTCCAGAATAGTGATGCAATAAAAGGTAGTTTGTCTAGAAACTTGGAAATTGGCATTTTCAACTATGCCATCAAAGAAGCTACCCAGAACTGCGTTATTCGTAAATGGGATAACCCACATTTTGTTGAAATTTATGTTAATAGACTGCGTTCCATATTTAGAAATCTCAAAAACAAGGAGTTCGTCAGTGAGATTGTAAGTGGTACAATCAGACCAGAAAATCTTACAATGTTAACGCATCAAGAAATAAATCCTAAACATTGGGAAAAACATATTGAGAAGAAAATGAAACGAGACAAGTTGAAATACGAGACAAAACAAGTTGCTGCTACTGATACATTTACTTGCAGAAAATGTAAATCAAAAGAATGTAATTATTATCAAATGCAAACTCGTTCAGCGGATGAACCCATGACAACTTTCGTGTCTTGTATCAACTGTGGTAATAGATGGAAATGTTAGATAAATTATTATATTCAACCTAATTGTGTAACCATATGGGCATATGTTTTTTTACGTCAATCATAAACACGATTGTTTATGATTGTTTGTTCCTTCTTGTTTGTGTATATGAGGTTTTTTATTTTACATACTTTTGCCATTGCTTTATTGGGACAAAATTTTTTCCACCACTACCGATTACAATTTTATTATAATCTTTAACAAACTCAGGATTATGATGACATCTTAAATGTTTGGTTTCTTGATCAATATTAAAAATAGGTCTACCAGAACCATAAAATACATTAAACTGTTTATTCCTCCAAAACTCTTGTTTTTTATTATTATTTTCTACATTAAATGAATAAT